AATTAAAGATTGTTTGCTCGCTGCCGCTTCTGCTTCTAGAGCTTCTTGATCTGGTTTAGGCGAGAGAGCATATGCAACAGCTGCGAAAAGAACCGCAGTAATTAATTTTTCGAAAATAAATACAATAGCTTCAAGCCCACTACCCGCAATAACAGGCACCAAATCAATCACTTCAGGGTTCTTGTGTGCATTCATTTGCCGCCCTTCTCTGATCCTAGTTTTATTTACTATAATATCGTATCCAAAACCCTCTTTCTGTAACTGTATAATGCGCCTTATGAATCCTTCACGGTTACAATCAATGGCTTGCAGGACATCACTAGGATTCCCTATGTTTAACATAAAGGAATCTCCGAATTCCCTCGCTAAAATCCCATGTATCCTTACAGATGTCATTTTGCAGCCTTTATCCTTTCTAGTTTATTTACATCTGCTTCTATAGTTTTGGGCGTATAAATGTTAATTTTTTTTGTGTTAAGGCTGTAAATTAAAAATGGCTGACAACAATTATCTGCCATCTTTACATCGAACTCTGATTCAGTCTCGTCCCCTCTTATATGACTATGGAAAACAGCAATCATTTCGTAGTCCTCTTTAAAAAGTAAATAATTAAGAGGGTTTATGACAAACTGGTTTTGGGGGGTCTCTGATATATTGTCCTCTAATTGGACAACATATTTCTTTTGCTCGGTGTCGAAACCTAAAAAACCACAAATTTCTTTTGTGAAACTCTTATGAGCAAGTTCTTTTATTTTCTGGAGAGCGGACTTTTCCCCTCTTATTTTAAAATATTTGGGTGTTTCTTCCATAGCTAAAGCCATCTGTTCCTGGGTATCCTCCATATCTGGGGAAGGGGTATGTATTATTTGGGATCAAAACCTGTGGTGCTTCTTGGTAAGTTTGCTCTATACCTGAGAAACTTCCGCTGCCAGTTAAATGATATCCATTCACATGAATATCCAGCAATCCATTACCAATACTTGTAGCTCCCGTAGAACCGTCCCACCATGCGACAAGATTTTTACCAGTAATATCTTTAAATCTTCCCGTGCATTCTGAGTAAGCTCTTGGAGCATGAGTAATATTTCGCTCAAGAGCATCAGCCGCTAATTGATTTGGGGTTCTAACCTCTCCATGTAAATAAGTTAATTCTTCAACGCTTAGTGGTCGGTTCCATATAGCCCACGGGCCTATAGCTCCATTTATTGTCGAAACAAATGCTGCGTCCTCTTGGTTTTCAAAACCTCTTGTTCCATAATAATGTTCAACAGCTCCCAACATAAATGTTTGTGGGAGCGCTCCTGAGCCTTCATGTGCTGCTTCCCTCTTCTCCAGAGAAGAAAAATTACCATTGAATTCATTAGGGAACACGTAAGGTGAGTTATCGACATTAATGGTTAAATTGCTATCTATCTCTCTATATTTAGTATGGGGGTCCGCTCCTTCCTCTACTGCTGTCCTAAGCTCCAAGGTTCCCGTTGAGTGGACTACAGAATAACATCTCCACCAACGATCTGGCTCTTGTGGTCCTTGCATTGCAGCTAATGAATAAATTGCATAATCATTTTCAGCAGCAGACTGTGTGGTCGCACTTAAATTAGATTCAATAAAATGTGCGGAAATTTCACTCAAGCTGTTGTTAGCTGAATCTTCAGAACTCCCTGCTACAGCTCCCACTAAATTCAAGAACCTACAGGATGGCCAAAAATTATCATCCCTTGATGTAGTGCTTAAAACGCCAGCACCATAAGGGCTGTTTGTGGTCGCGTTAGCCCAACCAACTATAGTAAAATCTCCAGTTAAAACACCCGTGACCTGCGGGGCATGTGTATGGAAAAGACCAGAATTTATTGGCCCCTTATATTCGTCAGTGCTTCTAGCCCCAGAAAATCTTACACCGCTAAAAAGCTTGTCTACATTTTGCCCCCTGATATAAGATAGGTTGTCAAATTCGTTGAATCTTTTTTGGCAAGCGGGGAACTTTTTAGTGCAACCATCTTTCTGCCAGTAACTAGGATTACTTGCTGGTTCTTGACCTATATTATCTTGGACACACACATAAGCAGTCTTTAAGGGGTTTGCTGACCCATTTTCTCCCTCTAAAAATATAGAGGGACTCTTTGTATAAACTATATCAGTTTTAACATAATTTGTGGAAGGTGACCATTCAGCGGTTGGATCAGTGAAAAAGCCTCCTTGAGTGTTTGGGAGAGTATAGCTTGACGGCCAGCTAGGAACCACTTCGTCCCCGTTGGTGTCTAAAAAAGGAGAGCCATCATCTCTCTCTATTGGGAAACCATCATACCTACATCCCTCACCCCTATAATTCCAATAACAAAACTTAGCGACTACCCCACGGGAATTTACACTAAAGTTTTCTAAATCTAATGGCGAGTTTAATTCAAATTCGACCATATCTTTAGACTCTTGGACTTTTCTGCCCATGAGCCATTCTTCGCTAATTAACTCTGCTGTGGGATCAGCGACACCAAAAGGATTACCTCCATCAAAATTAGCATCGTCTAAAAATTTGACTGAAACCCTTTTTCTTATTACTTTTGCATTTACAAAATCTTTATAGTTTTGCAAAAAGTTAGTAACAATATTATTTGCATTAGCTACTCTTATCTTGGGGCGAGCTAGTTTGCCATCTGCCAACAAATCAAATCCTTCTGATTCAATGGCTAAAGGTAAATATTGCACTCCTTGCCACAACAGAGAGTTATCGTATAAAGCTCCCCCATGAAAACCCATAAACAAGGTCGGTTTATCGAGCCTGTCTGGGTAAATCTGGAATAATTCCAATACAGCGGTAGGCTGCAAGTCCAATAGACTGCTAGCTACTTTATTTTTTCCTTCTGCCGCCATATTTATCTTTACACTTTATTATGATATAATATAATGAAGAAGTGAAAATTAAACATTTAAAAGACCCCATTGAGTCGTGGCGTTATTTTTACAATTATTGCATAAAGTCGAAGCCCTACAGCTTCTCCGACAGTTTGTTTTCCCCTCGTCTGAGAAACCAGAAAATAAAAAAGATTTTTAATGAGCTTTCTGGTTGTTTAGTATATTCTGTAGAGGAGGACAATGAGGCTTTTGGTTTCTTCTTTATGTCTGTGGAAAAAAACTTTATTCACCTTAGATTCGCTTTCGGGGTCAGCGATAGTAGTAAGTTTTCCCACAAAAAATTCTCGCAATCAGCCTATGATTTAATAGATTTTCTCTGTAAAAAATATAATAAAAAATACACCAAAGGAGAAATTAGTCGCGTTTATAAGGTTGACGCTTTCAAAAAATGGATTGAAATATTCCAAAAAAGAGTTATATTCTTTGACGATAAAGAAAAAACAATAGTCTGGTGCAAATTAAATCGTATGAGTGTAAAGTTTAAAGTTGTGGGTGCTAATAAGACCACTGAACATCTAATGGGAGAGGAAGCTCATATGGGTTTTATCCGCAAAGGGCCGCGATCTATTATCCGCGAGCTGTATTTTGGTGAAAAAAAATATATTTTGGATGAAAAAAGCGTTGACTTTTTACCAGAGTGTGTTTTAGTGCATGGGTTGCTGTCAGACGATGAACAAAATGTCGGCAATATAGCACTTGAATTTAAACCACAGAAGATAAAATGAATTGCGTTAACTATAGAGTATATAACCGCAAAGGACAATACCACCACTGCTACAGCCCATCTCTAGAGGGAGCTTTGGATTGGGCAATCGACTGCGCTAAAGTAGTCCACGGATCGGTGCGAGAAGTTTATCCCGATGGAGAAGAAAAAGAGATCTTTTCAGTAAAAGAAAAAGTCAGTGCTAAAGGCAATTAAATCACTTATAAAATCTGTAGAGCTTTTTTTGACTTTAAAAAACAAAAGGTTTTATTATGATTTACATAAAGAACACAGAAGAACTGAAGATGAACTTATTGAAGAAATTGAAAAACTTAGGAGCACTGGCGATAGTAATGACGCTGCCCGTGCTGACCTGTTGCGGAAGCGCCTCCGTATCGAAAATGAGCAATTTGAACATTTATCAGCCTTCTACTCTAAGGTTGAAGAAGAATAATTCCGTTTCTACCAAAGATGGTATATACACCCCTCAGAAGGATGAAGTGTGGCACTCTGATGCTCGCTATAGGAAGTTAGAAAGAGAAGTATTCTATTTACCTAGACACCAAATACTGAGCGATAAATAATTCCATTTAGGGGTTGACAAAAATTTCCCACTCACTAATATACATAAATATGAAGACACTACTGTTTAGTCTCGTAACACTGTTGGGCGTTACTCTTGGTAACGCAGGTATTAGCGCTGTAGATCTTGCAGAAAACATTTCTGTGGATGCTAGCGTTTCTTACAGCAATCTTTCCACTAGTGGCGGCTTGGCTGTCAGGGAGGATTCTTTGGGTTACTCCGTGCTTCTTGGCACTTCGTTTGAAGGTGGGGTTGCTTCGGTTGGCGTTGATATCTACGATGCTGACGGAGGAACTGACACTGACCTTTCGATTTCTTGGGCGCGTCCAGTAACTATTCTGGGGCAATCTCTTGAAGCAGAGATTTATCTCCAACAAATCGAATCTTCTTACGGAGGTTGGGAGGAAGCTGGTCTTGGTCTGACCTATTCTAATGAATGGGCAGATGTAACTGCTACTTTCTGGCATGAACTAGGGACTGATGCTTCTTATGGAGTTGAAATCACTGTTTCCCGTGACTTTACTGTTCCTGTAGAGAATCTTACCGTTAGTCCATTCGTTGCTGTAAATATTGCTAACGATTATAATGCAGTAGAGGTGGGGGTTTCTGCTGATTATGATTTCGGTAATAATCTTTCTGTAGGTGCAAAAGTTTCTTATAACCACAATGATGTAGATGGTTCTGCCTATGCTCTCGATAACGATTGGGTTGTAGGTGCAGGGTTTAACTACAAATTCTGATTGTAACCCCCAACAAATAATAAAAAAAAGCCTCCCGAAAAAGGGAGGCTTTTTTTATATTCGGTGTAAATAAATAAACATGGAACCCGAAAAGTCTATTTTAAAGGAGTTTCTTAACGGAGGATGGTTAGTCCCGCTGGTGGGTGCTGCTGCGATGTTGGCTAGACTTTTGTCGGGTGACAATGAACTATCGTGTAAACAGCAATTAAAAAGAATATTAACAGCAGCTATTGCTGCGGGTGTAGCTTGGTTTATTTTAGAACAAACTGATGTGTCTTCCCTTACGAAAGCTATTACTTATGGTATCATTGGCGTGGTTAGTCCAGAGGTAATTAGTGGCATAGTCAAACTAGGGGAAAGGTTTGCTAAAAACCCAGAAAAATTTATTAAAAAATGAGACCCAAGTTCATAGTTTATTGCCTAGCGGCAATTTGTTTAACGTTTGGCTGGAGAGGAACAACTCTTACAGAAGATATAAATAATACCCTAGCAGAAAATGCTCGCCAATCAGAATCCTCTATCATGGAGATCGGAATGTGCTTTGATTGGTATGGCGTGATTATCGTAGATTCTGTGATAAAAACTTCCCACGGTATTATATCTCCTAGTGAAATGGTTGAGGTTCTAGAAGAGGAAAGTGCAAATAAAGATGAATATCTAGAGGGATACAAGAAAGATATCACTCCTGATGAGACTGAGTATGCAGATTTTGTTTTTGAGCAAGAAAAGAAAATAAGTTCTTATGTTAGTCAGTTGATCGAGTGGGGAAATAAAGAAGACGTTAATAGCATTAAAGCTTCCATCCCTCACATGTATACAATGACCGATCCTACTATCGAGGCCATCAATAATATTATGGATACTAAGATGTATTATAATGAAAGAAAGTCTGAGGACTTATATTGCAGAATAGATGAATACAGAAATTTTATGATTTTAACGGTTGTTCTTTCGATTGTAATGTCAGTGTGTGCATCATTTAGTAGGAGGTGTAGATGAATTTTAAAGGGAAAAAAGAAGTAGTTAAAGCTGTTCAAAAGCTTTTAGGAGTTTCTGCTGATGGGGCAGACGGTCCTGTGACATGGAATGCTATCTTAGCTAAACTATCTACCAAGGAACCTGTTGTTTCTGGTAGCAGCATACCAGAAAAAATGGTCGCTCTCGCTAGGAGGGAAATAGGAGTCTCTGAGGTTGATGGTAGTAACTGTGGACCAAGGGTCGATGAATATAAAGCTGCCACATGGTTAGATCCTGATAAGGGTTGGCCTTGGTGTGCTGCGTTTATATGC